TTTATCGTACTGTTTCGTTTTAACGAGATAATGGAAACATGAACACTTTAGCTCTACTTCCTGTCGCTCGATTATTCTAGTCCAGCGGAGAGCCTCCCTTGTTCGTTCAAGCTCTTTTTCAAGTGCCGCTATTCTTCGTTTGTCTGCTGCGCTTGATTTGGCTACTTTCGGAAGCACTTCGGCTGTCTTGTGGAATACTTCACGATACACATCGAATACAGGGCGTACCTTGCGAGCGATGAAGTATTCAAGACAGGAGACGGAGAGGTAGTAGTCAATCTTATTTTGCCCGCCTCTCGTTCGCTCACCATTTTGGGCGATCGGCTGATAATCAACGCCTTCTATGAAATTTTCTTTTAAAGCTCGTACAGCCTTGTCTTTTGCTGAATAGCACAACATCCAGCAACTATCAAGGTTTACAGGATAGGTTATTTCCATTTTGGAAATAGCCAGAATAGTTTTGAAATAACGTTTGATTTCTTCGGTTGAAGAAGATAATGATAAGATGCACGTGTCGTGTGCAGACGTGAGTCTACAATTTACTATACTTCGATTGCTGCTCAATTTCATCAGGTTTGGCATTCTGTGAATGAAATTTGAGTTATTAAAAAAAGAAAGGCTATCGCCTCTCCAAGTCGCCAAACCTGATACGCATTATTGGAATGAGTATCCACGAGAGAACAATAGCCTTATATCTTTGTGGTATAAGTATCTAATGGACATAAAAAAAGCCCATTCCAAATAAATATGTTAATGCAGGTTTGGCGTACTTGCACCGCAAAGATACACCCAAATTTCAAAATACCAAATGAAAATTTTATTTTTTAATCCAAAGTTTTAATCATTATCTCCACACGTGGATTTTCCTTGTCTACAAACTTGCGTGCATGAATAAGGCAACAATTGTTATCATTCTTAATACATTTGATTCGCTGGAGTACATCCAGTTGTAGTTTTAATACATTATCAAGATCACTGCGTTTACTTGGGTAGTACACATCAATGTAGAACTCAAACGGTTCGTTGATATGTAAATCCCTCAATTTCCCAGACTGCCAAATAAAGGATTCCTCATACTTTTTCAATGCAGAAGTTTTGGCTAGGCATCCGTGCCCGTTGATTGATACTATCTTGTAACAATTAGCCTTAGAAGGAGCGTTTCCTTTAATTATTGCCTTATATTCCATGCTTTCCAATTAAAAGCCCCGAAGCGTATTCTCCGGGGCACAACCATTATTTACTAACCCTTGCCATTTATGTGTGGCTCACATTTATGTGGGACAAGCAGGAGTCGAACCTGCACAAGTATCGTCCGGATAGGTTTTCGACTAAATTTACTCACACATCCCCGGCACCGGTCTTGATGACATCCATTCTTATGTACACTCAGAATTTCCGTTCATTTAGTCTTAGCGCCCTATGACCATTTTGTCCCATGTTCGCCCGCCAATCTTCACAGACAAGCAGACTGGGGTAAAAGGTTAACAAAGCTATCTTAACAGCTCACTTTTGCGGATTATAGCCCTACCGGTTACAATAGTATTTCCCATATTGTGAGACAATGTGCTTTGTTTGATGCCTATCTGATCTTCGGATAAATGCCGGAAGATACCCGTTACCGAACTGAAGTAATAGTTCCGCTTTTCGAAGATCAGGTAGACGTGGATTACTTTAGTTTTTCGCATTATTTTCACCAAACTTATGTTGTTGACACCAATTTGATTTAATAACCTTAAAACCACCAATTCCACAACGAAGATTCTTCTCACGCTCCCAATAACTTCCAGGAACAAAAGAAGGTTCTTTCACTATCTCACTTGTAAAGTGAAGACAATTATTACAGCATGGGCATTTCTTCTGGAACCCTTGCTTTTCTCTGTTTTCTGATTGTTTACTCATTTGGCTTTATTTTATTTCAAAACTTCCAAATAACAGCTATTTGGAATAATACCTTCTAATATCCAGTTTTATTTAATCTCATTGCTTCCTTCTCGTAACTCAACAAAGTGCGTAAAGCATCTAATTGATGCGTGCAGGCAGCATTAAGCCGGTCAAGCCGATCCACTAAATGCGACTCGTCCTCCGCTATACTGTCAAGCAAAGCGTTTTGCACCTTTGCCGACAAGCATTGCTCTTTCGCTATTGCGATGATGGTATTGCTTATTTCTGTAGATTTCTTCTTCCGGAGCAGCTTCTTCGCATCCGCAAGCATTTCACCGGACCGGTTCAAATACACCATTATGACTGATATTCTCTCTTGTATCTCTACCGGATTATTTGAGCAGGTAATATTCAGGTAATCGTTTATTTCGTTAATCTCTTTTTCCATAAACTACGCTACCATTTTTTTAATTATTTCATTAGCCATCAGAATACGCTTCTCTATGAGCTTGAAATTCATATAATCCGGGAAGATTCTCACAATGTGAATAGGGCTACATTGAAAGGGACAATAAACCACAAAGTCGCACCATTCGGCACCGGTCACCATCATGTGAGACTGACATTGGTAGAAATATTCAGGTTTAGCAAGAAGTAATCCGACATTGTCTTTCACCTCTTCTTTATATTTCATGAAAACATATTGGCTGGGGCATTTAATCTCTAATGTTCCTTTCTCTCCGTCATCGTTACAACAGAAGCCATCAGGGGAAGAGCCAAAGAAAGGGATGTTAGGATGAATACAGAAGCCCGTTTCAATCATATTATTACCTTTCATTCTGTTATACAATTTGCGAGCGTCAGCTTCCTGTGTATTACCCCATTCGATAGCCTTTGATGAAACTCCGACCTGAAATAGGTATTTTTCAAACAGATTATCATCATTGACGATATACGGGTTCATGCTTCTTTCGGCTGCCAGTTGGTATATATAGGATTTTGCGGTATCCCCGAACAAATCTTCTTTCTTTCTACCAGATTTCATCAAGTCACCGACACGTGAGCCGGTGACATGACCTAATCGTTTACGATACCATTCTAAAGAATGTTGAGCTTCCATTGTTACATAAATTTTAAACAGATTGCTTACTTTGGATTTCGTTGTTTTCTTCAGACTTCGCATCTACAACCCCGGCAGCTCTAGCAGCTATTTCTGCTAATTTATCCTTGGTAGGTATTTCAGTATATTCTACATCCTGGATATCGTCAGCTTCTTCTTTGGTTATTAATCCCATTGAAATCTCCGGGCAATATACACGTTGCCAAAAAGCAGCAGCACGATAGCGAAGCATTTGACTGGGCATTGATTGCCATTTTGAGCCGTTCTTCTTTATCCAGCCCTCTTTGTCCGCCATCCCAATAGTTATCCAATCACCATGAAGCGGTTCTTTATGTTCTTTATCGGATGACTCATAGGCAATGCAGCGACATCCATATTCCAAAGTACCTTCCTCTCCCTTAAATTCATAACGAAGTGGGGAAAAACGTCCGCTTGCGTTGATTGTAGCTATCAGAAATTTACTGCTAAAAGCTGGATTGCCATGTACGATATAAAGATTTTGCATACACATCAAAGGGTTACATCCCATTCTCATAGCCATATCCAATGCAATAACGCAGTTCCCGATGTTCCCTTTATAGGTATCCGGGACGATAGTACTTTCGGTGTACATTTTTGCCATGCGTTGCATAACTTCAAATTGTTTGACAGTCTGTCCTACAGGTGTCATTGCAAATTCTGCTGCCTGTTTAGCTTGAATAATTTGCAATTCCGTAACATTCTTTTCTTCCATATTTTATATTATTTAAAGTGGTTTGAATTGCTTCCGGAGTGCCGATCAAGACAAACCGGGAATAGATTACTCACACGGAATAACTTCACCATTGATTAACTTATAGTAAGTGTCAGGTTTTATAATTTCACCATCAACCCTTACAGCTTTAACTTCTTTAATCGGATACACATTGCCATCCCATTCCCCTCTTTCTGTAAGAACTATCCAACAACCAATGCTGCCTTTAGCCTTACTATCTTTCCCTGTTACTATGGCTATTGATTCTTTTCCGGTTACTTCTGCTGCTGATCGGTTTCCGGTGTTCGTCGCTGCTGATTGGTATCCGGTGTTCGTCGCTGCTGAATAGTCTCCGGTGTTCGTTGCTGCTGATTGGTATCCGGTGTTCGTCGCTGCTGAATAGTCTCCGGTGTTCGTCGCTGCTGATTGGTATCCGGTGTTCGTCGCTGCTGATTGGTATCCGGTGTTCGTCGCTGCTGATTGGTATCCGGTGTTCGTCGCTGCTGATTGGTCTCCGGTGTTCGTCGCTGCTGATCGGTTTCCGGTGTTCGTCGCTGCTGATCGGTTTCCGGTGTTCGTCGCTGCTGATCGGTTTCCGGTGTTAGATTTCTTATTATCTTTCCAATTTACTTTGTCTAAGATAAATTTTACTCCTGCTTCTATTATTCCCTTTAGTCCTATTTCTGCTGAAATATGTAATTTGGAACAAGCTACTTTGGTATCATCACCATCCCTATCAATATTACCGCTTCCTTTCACTATACAATACCTGCTCGATCCTTTTTCGCCATATGGTGGGTAATACCCTAATACATCTAAAGGATTTTCACAAAAATGAAAACCATTTGAGCAAGCTTCAATCTTCCCTTCTTCCTCGAACTTCTTCCCTACCTCATATTGGTAGTCTCTACATTTAAGGTCTTTATCAAACCCTTTAAATCCTGTTATTGTTTCTGACATGATTATATATTATTAAAGTGGTTAATCAAATAAATAAAGCGCCTATCCTCACGAACCGACGCCTCCGAAAAGTTTAATTCAAAAAAAATGTTCCTAGATACCGAACCAACGGACACTAGGATAGTATAGAACATGTAAAACTCAAATAAGGGACTCGCACCCTACGACATCCTGGGGTGTCGGCATTGGGTTAATTAATAAATGAATGTCTATTTGCGATTTCCTAATAATTCTAAGCTTGATTTTTATTCTTTATTCCAAATTTATCAGATATAATATCTATTGAATTTGCAAATGCTCTAAACATTCCATACGTAAATAAGGAACTTACAACACCAAGAATAAAAGATGTTGTTCTTTCCTCAAAATCGATTAACGTAAATGTTGTAATGAAAAAGAAACATGATGAAATAGTAGAAGCTAATAATGCAACTAATTCAAATAATATTGCTCCTCCTATTAAGATTACAAATATTTTCTTCATTTCTATGAATTTTATTACATATAAATAATTGAAATGCAATTTTATAGCTATTTTATATTGATGTATTTGTTTAAATCAATTGTAGCTAAAGCTTGTTTAATCTCCAATCTGGAATAGCATATCGGAGAATTTTTACCGGCTCCTTTTCTTTTGCCTTTTATTAATCCTTCTGATTCCATTTTGTTTATGTATGAAGGATCTACACCAAGCGTCTTGAACCATCTAACCAACTCTCTTGTACTTATATTATCTTTCGTTGGTTCATAAACTTTAATAGCTTTCATGTACCCAACTTGAACCATGTCAGCCATTATGTTCTTTAATTGATATAAATCTAGCTCTAGCTTTGTTCTCATAGCTATTGGCTTAAATTATTACACAGTTTAATTAATAGTTTCTAACTACCTGAATATATTCGGCTTCTTTATTGTTCACCACCGTATATAAACGTTGCCCCTTTTCAATAATCCTCTCTTCTCTAGCTTTTCTATTCAGTTCGATAGCGATTCTACGTATTTTTAATAACATTTCATTGCTATGGTCAAATTTAACATCGTCTTCTTTCTTTAAAAGTTTTTTTTCTATACGTATTCTCTCTTTGCTTTTATCAAACCCTTTTTTCCCTTTTATTCCTTTCATAATACAAATATTTAAATTATTGATTTGTGGGCGTAATCGGATTCGAACCGACAATAAACCAACTGGACAGGTGAGCTCACACACTGCCACTTTATGCCCGTTTCCTGTATCACGTCAGATACAGGACTTAATCGAAACACGAATTTTCACACATAAAACAGCTATTCTCTCGAACCGCATACACCTATATCACTTTTCTCTCTTTAGTCTCTTTTGGTGCTTTTCCATGTATATGGAACATAATGCAAACACAGTAAATGAAAGCCAGAAAACGATATTTAATCGGTTTGCAAACAATATCACCATTGCAAATGATATTGTCCAAATTGCTAATAGTGGAGTACGTTTCATAAGATTAATTATTTGATTATTATTGTGGAGAATCTTGGATTTGCACCAAGATGAGTTGTCAAGCTCGCCACATCTAAGGTTGACATTCCTATTATCGAGTGGTGCGTCTACTGATTCCGCCAATTCTCCTTATTAAAAAGTGCACTATCTTCACAGACCGTACACTATAGAACCACACAAATAAAAAATAAAACACTGCAAAAAGTGCCCTACCCGATTCTCGCTATCGGATGCCGTTCAATCCGTCAGTAGGGCTATATATACACACTAATAGTGTGATGATCTTTAACTTATCGACTGCTGCTGTCTTAGGCTCATATCATCGCCATCGATTGCTTATACAGTTTATTATTCTCCGCCTCGGCTATAATGCTTATTAGCGCAGGCTACTTTAACGTGCCCTGAACACGGCTTCATTTTTGAGGGTTAAGCCTCCCATCCCGAATTAGGAGTCATCGGTTTACCATTGTGTCCTGAAAGCGTTTCGCTCGCTTCTTTCGTAGGTTCTAACCTAACAGAGCTTCGTATTCACTTATCAAATTAAAAAGGTAATTCATAATCCATTTCTTTGGCTTATTAAAAGCGGTCAATAACTGAACGGTCTTTTCGTCTTTCTCCTCCAAATCCTTTACGTATTGATGAAGGAAAGCCAAATTCTCGTTAATCTGTTCTGTACTCATAATTACCTCCAAGAGCTATCATAGTTAGTATATTTATCGGCAAAGAACGCTTTCAATACATTTCCCTTGCTTGCATTGAATACCGGCTTGAAAGACTTCTTTTCCTCTTCAATCTCTCTGTATTCTTTTTGCTGTTTCTTTGCCAAGAACCAAGCCTGTTTCAATGCTTCACTTAAAGAGATACGACGATACGCCTTCAAGATGTGAGCATGTTTCATTATCTCACTGTTATTAAATTTTCCATCTTTTAAAAAACTGAATGCGTTCATCTTAATCTCTTTTTAGTTATTACTATTGTTTCTATCAAATTTTA